TAGAACTCTTGCGGGATTTAATACTGTTGGAACTGCTCAAACAAACCCACAATATGGATATGAATTGACAAGATTCTCATCTTCAGTATCTGGAAATGGATCTTTTAGCATAGTTGGAACAACTGCTGGGTTAAGTATTTCAACTACATTTAGCGGTCTCTCTACCACTCTAAATAATAGAACATATTACCTTGGACAATCATTCACAAATGGTTTGTCAAATCCAGAGGTCAAAAAATATTCTGGAGACATAATTTATATTGACAACCGACCAGCTATTACAAGATCTTCAAATCAAAAAGAAGATATAAAAATTATACTGCAGTTCTAATAAACCATGGCGCAACAAACCAACCTCAATGTATCACCATATTTTGATGATTTTGATTCATCAAATGATTATTATAAGGTTCTGTTTAAACCTGGATACCCTGTTCAAGCAAGGGAACTGACGGGACTACAGTCAATTCTTCAAAATCAAATTGAACAATTTGGTTCCCACATGTTCAAGGAGGGAGCCAAAGTAATTCCAGGAAATACCACCTATGATACTGGATATACTGGTGTTTCTATAAATCCAACTCATTTGGGTATTCCTGTTAGTGCGTACTTATCACAATTAATAGGAAAAAGAATATATGGTCTTACTTCTGGAGTTACTGCTGAGGTTGTAAATTTTATCACTCCCGAGCAGAGTGATTTTGATATCACTACTCTCTATATTTCATATCTTTCATCTGGAGTTGGAGACAATGCTCAATCAGAATTCAATGATGGGGAACTTTTAGCATGTGATGAAAATATTGTCTCTGGACCAGAAAACAATGTTTTTGTTGCCGCTGGAGAATCTTTTGCATCAACATTAACAGAAAATTGCGTAACTGCTGGAGCTTCTTTCTCTGTAGATAATGGTGTTTATTTTATTAGAGGCACTTTTGTTAATATTGCAGCACAAACTATTTTATTAGATCAGTATGATAATCTTCCAACAGGAAGAATTGGATTCAATATCCAAGAAAGTATCGTTAATGCTGATGAAGATCCAACACTATCGGATAACTCAAAAGGATTTAATAATTATGCGGCACCTGGTGCAGATAGATTAAAAATTAAATGTACATTAGCATTTAAAGATTTTGAAGATCTTAATGATAACAATTTTGTTGAAATTGCAAAAGTTGAAGAAGGTGTTCTTCAGAGCGACTTTGTTAATGACACATCTCAGTATAATTTGCTCAGAGATGAATTAGCTAGAAGAACATTTGCAGAGTCAGGAGATTATACAGTTACTCCATTTGGTGTAGAAATTAGAGATTCTCTGAATAATAATATTGGTAATGACGGTGTATATCAAGAGGGTCAACAAACTGGAGATGGAAGAACAGTAAGTGATGATGTTGGTCTATATGCCATTTCTCCGGGAAAAGCATTTGTTAGAGGATATGAAGTAAGAAGTTTAGATACTGCATATGTAAGTTTCCCTAAAACTAGAACCTCTGCAGTTTTAACTAATCAAGCAGTAAATTATAATACCGGAGTTACTGTAAGAGCAAATAATATTAAAGGTGCTCCAGAAATTGGTATCGGAAACACATATATTGTAAGTTTGCGAGACCAAAGAGCAGGTGTAAGCACTGATGCTCCTGGTGAAGAAATTGGATTAGCAAGAATATATGATTGTGCTCTAGAATCAGGATCTTATGATTCGGAGTTTCCCACTATAAATCAGTGGGATATTTCTTTGTTTGATGTTAGGTTGCAGACAAATGTAACTCTAAATGAATCAACTACTCTCACTGTGCCAACCTTTGTGAAAGGTAAGTATAGTGGATCCACAGCATTTTTGAGAGATTCTGTATCAGATAGCACCTCCCTGCAACTTTATGACACCACAGGAACTTTTCTTGTCAACGAACCATTCATTTTTAACGGTATAGAAGATACTAGAGTTGCTACTGCTGTAACAGCATACTCGATGTCTGATGTTAAAGCGATTTATGGTGGTCCTTCTGTATCGGTTGGTCCAGGAGTTGTTGGAGTTGGATTAACATTTGTTGCAGATACTATCCAAAAAGATTCTTTCTTCTTTGGCCAAGCACAAGTTACAGACAGAATTCGTACTAGTGGTATTAGTACCGTAACTAGTATTTCGGAAAGATTTCCTGGAGATCTGAAGGTTGGTAATATACTCGCATTTACTAATACTGGAATTTCAACTGTTCAGTCAACTCAAACTTTAGCGAGAATTGTCAGTGTTGGTACTTCTGAAGTTACAGTAACAGGTGTTACTACAGTATCAAAAGTAAGTGAAGGTCAAATACCTCAGGTAGGTGCAGCAAATATTGTAAGTGTATCTGATTTAAGACTGGTTAGCACTCCTTTAGCAGATGCAAGTGATAATCGGTTATTTACAGAAATGCCGAAGAGAAATATTGCTAATGTTGATCTTAGTGATGCACAACTCATTATTAGAAAATCTTTTGATGTTGTTATCACTACAGATAATCAATTAAATTCTGGTGTTGTAACTGGAGACAATGAAACTTTCTTAGCATTTGACGAAGAAAGATATTCTCTTGTTAGATCTGATGGAACCACAGAGGTGTTAACATCCGATAAAATGTCATTTACCAGTGGTAATACAGTTCTCCAAATTAATAATATTGGAACTGATTTGTCTGCTAATATGGAGGCAAAATTAGTTACTACAATTAAAAAAGTAAAACCTAAAGCAAAACTCAAGAGAAAGAACAGGGTAAACACTTTAGTTGTTAGTGCATCTAAACTGACTGGATCTGGTATCGGGGCTACGACTTTAAATGATGGTTTATCATATGGTAATTATCCATATGGAACAAGAGTTCAGGATGAGAGAATCTCGTTAAATACTGGCGATATTTTAGAAATTTTAGGAATATTTGAATCAAATAATACTTCAGAGGCATCTGCACCTAAGTTGACTTTGACTTCAATTACTGGACCTACTGGAAAAACTTCAGATTTAATAATTGGAGAAAAAATCGTAGGCAAAACATCAGGATCAGTTGCTGTGGTGGCTGAGAAGGTTGCAGATGAACAAATTAGTTATATTGATTTAAATGACTTTGGATTTAGTGAAGGAGAAACTGTTACTTTTGAGGAGTCTGATTTACAGGCAGTAATTACAACTTTAGATATCCCCAGTAAAGATGTTTCTGGAAATTATACATTTAACACCGGACAAAAATCAACTTTCTATGACTATGGTTTCCTAACCAGAAACTCTAATGCAAAAGAGCCATCTAAGCAATTAAAAATTTATTTTAAAAATGGATATTATGAATCTTCTGATGATGGCGACATAACCACTCACAATTCATACAATACCTTTGAATATGGTAGTGAAATTCAAACAGTAAATGGAAATAGAAATACTGATATCATTGACATCAGACCAAAAGTATCCGATTACACTCTTGCAGAATCTACTAGATCACCTCTTGAATTTTTAGGTAGAACTTTCACTTCTTCTGGAAACTCTGCTACAAATATTTTAGCTTCTGATGAGTCTATTGTAACAAATTATTCTTTCTACGGCGGAAGAATTGATAGATTATACATTAATGATAGAGGTGATTTTGAAGTAAAACTTGGTAATCCAGCAGAAAATCCAGAAAAACCAGATCCCATTGATAATGCATTAGAAATTGCAACAGTTACACTACCACCATATCTTTATAGAACTGAAGATGCGTCTATTCATTTCTTGGATCACAAGAGATACACGATGCGTGATATCGGAAAACTGGAAGATAGAATCAGAAACTTGGAGTACTATACTTCACTTTCTATTCTAGAAACAGAAACTGCTAACCTGTTTGTTCCTGATAATGCAGGATTGAATAAATTTAAGTCTGGTTTCTTCGTAGACAATTTTACATCTTTCTTAGCACAAGAAGATAATAGAGTTATTAAAAATAGTATTGACCAATCTAATAAAGAATGTAGACCAACTCATTACACAAATTCAATTGATTTGGTGGTTGGACCAGTTGATCCTGCAGCTGCAGATTTATCATTAAATGCATCAGCAATATTTCCAGAGGGAACTAATACCAGAAAAACTGGTGATATTGTCACATTAGACTATGAAGAAGTTGAGTATCTTGCTCAAGAATATGCAACTAGAACTGAAAGTGTTACTCCATTCCTGTTAAGTTTCTGGAGAGCAAATATTAAATTAACTCCAGCATCAGATACTTGGACTGATACTGCTAGAGTTAAAGCAAAAGTTATTGATGTTGAAGGTAATTATGCTAGTACTGTAGACATTGCTGCTAGACAGTTTGGTGGATTTGATCCACAAACTGGTCTGACACCAGTTCTTTGGAATGCATGGCAAACTCAGTGGACTGGAACTAGAACTACTGTTCGTAGGGCACAAAGAACTGAAGTTACGAATCGCAATTTCCAGACCAATACTGCAGAAAATGGTGGTACTAGAACTAATAGTTTCCGGGCAACCACAAGAACTACCTTCCAAGATACATTTACTGACAATTTCAGAACTGGTATTGCAACTAGAACAGGTAGAAGACAGTTAATTACGCCTCAACTTGAAACCGAAAGTCTTGGAGATAGAACTCTCAGTAGAGAAGTGATCTCTTTCATGAGAGCTAGAAATATTGAATTTGTTGGTAGAGGGTTTAAACCATTAACTCAAGTTTATCCATTCTTTGAAGGTATTGATGTATCTAGATTTGTATTTCCAAAACTTCTGGAAATTCAAATGCTCACAGGATCTTTCCAAGTTGGAGAGACTGTTTATGGAAGACCGATTAAGAGTCTTGCCGCTGGGGGCGCATCATTTAGAACTGGATTCCAAATAAGATTTAGATTGTGCCAACCAAACCATAAATCTGGTCCATATAATGCTCCAGAGAGAGTTTATGCAAGTAATCCATATACCTCAACTGTTGGAGCAAAATCGGATGAAGCACTAAGAGGTGAATTTGAACTGTTTGCTTTGGGGGATGCTGCATCACTTCCAACCACTTATTCAGCAACATCTACAATTCTTAATGTTGATACTTTAGCTCTTGCAGAACAAGCTGCAGGTGCATATCATGGATACATTGAAACTGGAATGATATTATATGGATCTCAGTCCGGTGCTAGGGCTAGGATCGTTAATAATAGACTTGTAACTGATTTAAGTTCTGATGTTTTGGGAAGTTTCTATATTCCTTCGCCAAGAATTAATGCAAATCCCAAATTTACCACAGGAACAAAAACATTTGTTCTTATTGATAATAAACAAAATGATGAAAATGCAGCATTAACACTGGCTTCAGAGACATATACTGCATCTGGAACTTTAGAGACAGTACAAGAAACTATCGTTTCTGTAAGAAACGCAAAAGTTGAAGTTCTTGCTGAAAGAGAACAAGTTGATCGTGAGGAATTTGTATCTACAACATTGACAGGAACTACTACAGTTGGTGCAACAACTACGACTGTATTGACAGGAACTACATTTACTCCTCCTCCACCACCACCTGACCCCCCAGCTGGTGGTTGGAGTGGTCCTGGCGGCGGAGCTCCTGGTTCTGGAAGTCCTGGTGGTGGCAATCCCAATACTCCTGGTGGTCACCGTCGCCGTGGTGGTCGTAATGGTCGTCGCATTGTAAGAAGAAGAGTTGTTAGAAGAAGAGTTGTTAGAAGAAGAGCTGCAAGAAGAAGGAGAGGTGGAAGAAGAGTATCAAGAAGAAGGAGGAGACCAAATAGAAGAAGAAGAGTAAGACGCAGAAGAAGAAGAGGTAGAGATCCTATTGCACAGTCATTCACTGTCTTTGGTGATACTGGAGTATTCTTAACTAGTATTGACATTTTCTTTGCAGAGGTAGATACTAATGATATTCCAGTAATTCTTCAACTGAGAACGATGGAAAATGGTATCCCCACAGAAACGATTTTACCATTCTCAGAAGTAACTGTTCCTCCTAGTGAAATTGAAACATCTGCTGATGGTGATGTTGGAACTAGAATCTTCTTTGATGCTCCAGTCTATGTTGAAGAGCAAACTGAGTATGCAATGGTCTTAGTTTCTGCTTCCACGAAGTATAAGGTTTGGATTTCTAGAGTTGGTGAAAATGATCTACTCACAGATCAGTTTGTTTCTACTCAACCTGATCTTGGATCATTCTTCAAGTCTCAAAATGGATCCACATGGGAACCAAGTCAATGGGAAGATCTTAAATTTGTAATTAACAGAGCGAGATTTACTCCTTCTGGAACTATGGAATTGTATAGTCCTGTCCTTGCTGAAGGAAATGCTCAGGTTCCTACATTAATGCCAGATCCGATCAATCTGACCTCTAGAAAAATTAGAGTTGGATTGACAACAGGCCTAAACTTCGCAAATAATGGTAGTCATGTTCCCGAAATCGGAAATACGATTTATCAAATAAATTCCAATGCAACCGGCAATTATGTTGGCAGTGCAGGATCTGCAACAGGTCAACTTAATCTTATTAATGCTGGTATTGGATTTACCCCACATAGCGGAAGTCGTGGATATGATGATACTTCGTTATCTAATATAACTGGCACTGGTCAAGACCTGACAGCAGATATTCATGTTGTTAATGGTGTTGTTTCCATTGCAACTGTTCGTAGTGGTGGATCTGGTTACACTGTTGGTGATGTTCTTGAACTTTCCAGCGGACTTGGTAATCAGGGCACTGGAAGAAATGCTAGATTCTCTATTGTTTCTCTTGGTTCTACAAATCAACTGATTCTTGATAATGTTCAGGGAGACTTTATTACTGGCGTTGGAAACACAGTTATGTTTACCAATAGCGTTGGTATTGGTACTACCCTTGGTGGTATCGGTGCTTCTGCTGCTCTCGTCAGTTCTGTTGCTACAGTTTCTGATGGTCTTCATATTGTTGTCGATCATAAGAATCATGG